TTCTGTTTTGCCGATAGTTAGTTTCTCCGTCAAACCGTTGGACGATGCTCTTTTTTTGGTCCGTGATTCTGCTTGTGACTTGCTCCCCATAAATCCTTTCTAGTTTTTCGGGTGTTATGTTTGAGGTAAGTATCATTGGCTTTCCGTTCCCGTGACGATCAGAAAGGATTCTGCTGAATTGTTCTATTTCAAATTCAGTAGCCGTGTTTTTCCTGTCAGTACCAATTTCATCGATAATTAAAACATAAGCGTTTTGGGCCTTTTTCATGTGATCGGTGATGATAAGTTCTGCATCATCGGAATTATCTTTGGAGGTATAGACTTCACGGAATTGAGTGAGCCAGTTGGTCCATCGTTTGATAATTACAGCATGACCCCTACGTGCGAAATCCCGTCCGATGGCACACGCAAGGGTTGTTTTGCCCGTTCCTGCTCCTCCATAGAAATAGGCAATCGGGCGTTCCTCAAACATGGGAACTAGGTCTCTTGGGAATTTATTTTTGAGGAATTTGTAAGTGTTGATGGATTCAAAAGAAGCTCTTGAATACTTTTCCAATCCGCATTCACGAAGTTGGGTATCAAACTTGGCAAGATTGACATCCTCACTAAGCGTTTTGAGATCTTCTTCAAAAACAGTAGTGTTCCCGTCTTTGTCTGTATAAACGGCAACCTTGTGTCCATCACTCGTTTCAAAAAAAGATGGGTCCTGGTCGATTCTAACGCCATTTTTGATGCGTTCCTGTGCTTCTGGTGAAGCTTTTTTACTAAGCATGTCCAGGAACCACTTTCCATCGTCTGTTTTTGAATTGACGATGGCATCTTTGAGTTTTCTATATCCCATGGACTCTATCGTAATCGTCTGGATGGTTTTCTTTTTTTGGTAAAGCCGCTATGCATGAGGACTCCCACTTTTCAACAACTTTTTGTATTTGAAATAAGTAAGGATTGTAATTACTGCATCCTGGAGCAGTGTGTGGAGCGGCTCTTATAATCCCAATTATTATTCCCAAAACGTATTTAGCATCGTCACTGTTTTTCATTAGTAATCACCTTCCTGGATATAGTGATAAATCTCGTCAAGTGCATTGACTAAGCTTTTGGAATGGACGTAATTTGAGTCTTCAAGAAAGTTTTGGACTTTTTCTATGGCTTCTAACATTTCTCTGCGTTGCACTGCTTCCTGATCGTCTGGATGCTGTGATGGCACAATTTCAAAAGGATCGTAGTCACTCATGGTTGTTCATTTCTAAATTGAGTCCCAATTCCATCCCATTCATGGAAGAAAGGATTTGCTTCCTTAAACATCGTGCATTGTTCTGGAAAATGACGATGCATTGGAATTAAGGTGTCTAAAATAATCCGATCTTCTTTTTTGTTGTGATCAAGAGTGTGGTGAAGTTCCATAATCTTGCAGAATTTATCAGGGTCATCGTTTACGCATTTGTCGCAATTCCAAGATGCCCAATCCATGTATTTTGTTCCGTTTGAAAAACAGGCCATATCACACCAGTAGGTTAGAGATTGAGTTATCCTCATCAATGAAAGGCTCTGGAGGAGGCTGTGATGGTTCAGAAGATTCTGAATATTCCAGAAAGTGCTGATCTGGACCCAGGAATACCGCTATTGATTTGATGTAGTTGGGATCTCTATCTCGGACTCGGTTGTTACCACCACTTTCGAGATAGTTCTGAACGCACTGGAGAAGGAAAGATTTGGAGTACCCCTTCTTGACCAGACCTTTGAAAAGTTTTTCACCTCTCCGCTTGTCGGTCTTCTTGGGGTATATATTATATATATCTAGATAGTTATTATTATAATCTTCATTGGTATTAATACCTAATTGGGGTTTATTATCTTCATTGGTATTAGTTACTGTTTCAGTATTATCTACATGAAGATCTTTAGGTTTAATATCATCTTCAGTTAGTACCAAGTACGTACTACGTACCTGGGACTCTTTCATGGCCTTCAATTCAGCATAGACATGGTTCATTGAAATCCCCGTAATCGCTGATATATGCTCAACTCCGTAGATTCCTAGAACATCTTCAGCAATGAGAATTCTGCGTTGTCTATCGCTCAAATTCATCTTCAAAATCGCTTTAAGTTTAGATTTCACCTCGGTCAATTCTCCGTTGGATAAGTGCCATTAATTTGTCATGAGAAACTGATAAATTATCCATGTCCATCCCATGAAACCATTTAGGGTCAGTTTGGGCTTTTTCGTTAAGAAATTTGTCTAGTAAATCATCAAGTGCAAACACTTGTTCTTCAGTTAAAGTTAATCTGTAGTTATTGGAAAACGCAGTAGCCACAATCCATTTAGGCGATAAGCGAACCTAATTGATGGTAAATGTTGAAAACCATCACGAATCGTTATCCAGAATTTGGGAATGATGACATTAGGAGATCCAGATTTGGACTACTGCGTTTGGGTGTTATTTGGTTTCTTCTTTTTTAAGTCTCCAAACCTTTAACTGTAGGTCTAAAGAAATAATGTCAGTTGAATCATCGTATTTGACACGATCCCATTCCCAGTTGGGGCCAACCGACTTGTAAAGAAAGCTTTCTAAACTGTCGAAAAACTCAGTTTTGTTCATCATTTGAGAATCTCTTTCATCAGATCCTTAATTGTATCGATCTGTTTAAATTCAGATTCGGTAATATCTCCGTTATCACGGGCATTACGGAATTGAAGCCAGAGCTTTTTCAATGAATCCAGATCTGTAATTTCCTGGGTCATCTTTCGAGCTTGTTCTGCAAACTCCTCATCGTTGATGCTTCCAATATAAGCTTTGAGCTTATCTTCAGGAGTTGGATCAACTTCGATTTTGACCTTCTTCGGAGTAGGCTTTGACTCTGCTTTTTTCTCAGGGGGTTTCGAGGGGGCCTGACTTTTGTCATCTCCATTTTTCTGGATTTCGTCTGGAAACATATCTTCCAGATCCAAAGTAAAAATCTCAGACAAGCCAACAAGATTCAGAGTGGCATCGATAAAACTCGATTTTGCGGCCATCTTGATACACTTATTGAGATCTCCAGCATCCTGCCGTATTGTGCGACCCCCAAGACCCTCGGATACATGGATACCTTGAGCATTCATCAAAACGCATTTGATGATGATATTTTCCAAAGACTTACCTTCGGAAGCGGCATCCTGGTATCGTTCCATATTCGGATACTCACGTTGGATTCCAAGCATTCCGCATATCTTTTCTGCTCCTGGTTTCCAGAGTGATTTTTTATTTCGGATAATGCCGTAATCCACACCTTCAATTAAGTTATGAGCAACCCATTGAAGAAGGGATTGGCGGTTGGTTTCACGTTGCTGAAGACCCGATTTAAACGCCTCATTGGGCAGATCCATCGGGGAATGAAGAGCAACAACATTGGTTTCGGCTATAGCAAGTTCAGAACTCATCGGCTGTTTCCTTGATTTCAAAGGTTTTGAGTAAGCGATTTCCAGATTTGGTGTCTTTGTTTGAGGCAATTATTTCTCCATCTAAGCTCAATCCATTGAAGTTCTTGATGGACCCTCTTACGAGGTTCGAGTAAAGCTCAATCGAGCTTTCCAATTTCTTCTTTTTTCCTTTCAGATCAGTGAGGATTTTGACGTTGATTACGTCTTCAGAACTGGCTTCTGGGTACTCGGCAACATTGACGGAAGGATACGCCAGCTTCATATCCCGTTTAGTCTCAGGAGGAGGAAGTTTGTCGTATACACAATCCATCCAGAATGCGTTGACACGATCAAAATATTGAACTCCCATTTCTTGAACTAAATCATAAAATGGGATTTCATAAACCAATGGTTTTGGAGCAATGACAATAACCAGTTGAATTGTTTTGAGAGGATCAATTTTGTTAGTCGCATTGTTCCAAACCAACCCGTTATGAACACACTGCCAAAGATAGTGCTTTGGTAAATCCCTCCAATTATCAACTACATATTTGGGACTTTGAAATGTTGGAGCTTTGATTTCATAAAGGATTCCTTCCTTTGCATTTAGTCCATCTAAATGGCAGAAAAGATAGTTGGCATCTTTATAAAAATAAGTCCTGCTTGGTTTCCTAATCTTGTGTTTCTTGAGGTAGAAAAACTCCATGTCGTTACCCCAATGAACAAAATCATTATCAACCACTTCTGGTTCATCCAAGCCCATCTTGATTCGGGCTAATTCATAAGCACTTAGATAGGGATTATCTCCCATCACGGCACTAGCTTCAGAGCCACCTATGCCCTGGAGCCGTGCTTTCTGATCGTCTACTGCAAAATTATTTGTCATTTAATTTTTCAATAAATTGTTTGGCCCGATCCCCCCTCACTGCCTCGGCAGGGGGGAGAGGGCCCCCAAGCCACAACTTTTGGAGTTCTTCAAACGCATCTGCCAAACGCTTTGCTGTGGAATCCTTTAAAGTGTCAGCAGAAGTTTGCTCTAAGTTTTTGCTGGTCATAATAATCAATACCGCTTATGTCTCTGATTGGCAGGATTGCCAAAAATCTTCCGTTGAACCAAAAATGAATCTCATTCTTGGGTTTAATGTGAACGATGATGTTTGATCCATGAGATAGATCGAACCAGAAACGCCAGCCATCAGGCATTTCTTCATGCTTTCGACATAAAATGTCTCTGGTCAGATTGAATTTTAGGATCTTCTTTACATGCCATTCGGCACGTTTTAGCAGGACTGGGAGCATAGGTTTGATTTGAGTTCACTGATTCGATTTTCAATTCTCTGCCGTAACTCTGTGGTCACTTGAGCAGAGCTTCTTTTCCCAGATAGCACCTGAGAGACAAATGCTTCAGATACATCCAGGTCCTTTGCGACTTGGGACAGCCGCACACCTTGATAAAAGTCGTAAGCTTCCTTGAGGTTCATGTAAAAAAATTATTGACAGGTTCATTGAGGCTAAGTAAATTAACTTAACCTAGTGAAACTTATGGTAGGAATAATTCCTACCGTAGTCAACATTTTTAATACTTATGAATATCAGTTATTTAACTAAGAAAGGTTGTTATGCGACAAAATCAAAACGTGACTAAACTAAAAAAATGGGA